GTACTTAAACTTAATCCTTGTTTTAAACTTAACATATTTTATTTATAAATCTCTGTAACCAATTCCCACACCACTAGTAAGTGTAATTGCTGTAATGTTAAGAAACAAGGTGCTTCCAGCAGGTAGTGTAGTTTGAAGAGCAGTTTCGCCTGTAACCCCATCAGCAGCTATAGAAGATATAACTGACTCTACAGGAAAGTGTACGCAAAACCAATTTTTACCTGTTTGTGCAACAGTAGTAAAAACCTCTGTTCCTCCACCTTTACCTAATTGCATCATTAGTAGTGTATTATCTGTATCAAATGTACTCATTTTTTTATTTTTTAATTGTTATTATTATCTTGTAAATACTGTTATCATTGCACCTATTGTTATACTGTATATCACCCACATTGCTTTTACTAATACCTTCCTCATTGCTGTATTCCTATTTACTCTAGCAGTTACTCCTGTGTCTGGGTTTAATAGTTTTTCAGTAAGCATATCTAATTTATCCTCTATATTACTCATTTTTCCATTAATAGAGTTAATGTCTTTTTTCATTGATATTAATTCTTCTTTAGTAGTCATTAAAATGTAGTTGTTTGAATAGATAGATTCATATAAATTGTACTACCAGTTGCTCCTGTTTCTTTTATCATTGGAAATATAATATCTCCTGCTGATAATGATGAAGTAGTTATAGTTGTTTCATTTACTCTTACAAGTTTTGCATTACTACCATTACCTGCTAATGCTATTTCATCAATAACAACAGGAACAACACTAGCTGAAGCATCTTCTACAGGAGTTATTTTACATATAGCAATAGTAATAACAGTTTCATTGTTAGATGTAAACCATCCACTAATACTGACAACCTCAGAAACTTCAGGTATAATACAACCCTGACCAATCCTAAAAAAATTTGTAGGAATTAAACTTCCTGAAGCAACAGCACTAGCTCCATAATCAACTGCCATCTCAAAAGGAGATTTAGTGTCTGCTATATCCTCACCATAAAAGTAATTTGCAGCACCAGTTGCATATCCCTGCATCTTATAGTTAGTTACACCCATATAAGACTTTCCTTGCCAAACTAAATTACCATCAGTTCCAGTAGCAGAAGTACCTATATTCTTACTTAATACAGTTTCATTAGTAGCATTTTCAAATCCTTTTGGATTATGCCTATTAATATCAGTTAAGTTCTTATGTTCGTTTGCAGCCATTAATTTATATATTTTTTAACATTCTGGACAATAATTCCTCCAACTATCATAATTCCTTCTTGGTCTATCATATATACTATCATACATTATTATTCCGTGATTCTTATAAGTAGTTGTATTGCAAGGTGCGTGAGCTGTATATGTAGGGTAGTCAGCACTATTGTCAGAGTCATTCAAAAACTCTAACATATCCTTCAGGTATATTTCAGACTTCCTGTAAGTTTCTTGCTTATAAGCATTTAACTCAGCAGGGTCAATGATAGTAGAGAACTCATCAATATTATGGACAATTCCCATACTGCTACTATTACTCTGAACCTCATTAATAACCTCAAATCTAGCAAACCAACATAAAGTTCTGATTAAGAAATCATCCATCAAAGTTTGATTTGCTTGAGTAAGACCACCTACAGCAGGATAATCACCTACATTATTTTGTGTCTTTAACTCCTCATAAAACTTCTTACCAATAGCAGACTTTAAATGTGCTAATTCAGAAAGCAATATAGTGTTAGTTGAAATTAAAGCAGGGTCAGTATTAGCATTAGTAAAACTATTACTTATAACTTCTGCTGCCGTTGCTAGTGTCTTATATTGATTTGTGTTTGCCATAGTAATTAGTCTTGTGTATTAGTTTTTTCAGTTACTGTCAAGTCCCCAGCATTATCATCACCAACTCCATCTGCATCATCATCTCTAGTTACAATGATTTGCTCTCTATCAGTCAAGAACATATCTCCCTCCTCAAGCATTGGTAAGTCCTCATCTAATAATCTTCTTTGCTCATTGATTGTAAGAACTTTAGATGGGTCAATTTGAGTTGCAAAACTAATTGGTGGCTCATAGTGAATTAATAAATCTTCAGGTAAAAAGCCTAACTCTTTGTATAGTATAGTTTTAATACCATCTAAAAGTAAATCAGAAGTATCTTTAATTACAGTAGTCATTGCTAAATCGTAAGCAATTCTAATTTCACTACCTGTATTATTCATCTTACCACTTGATACTAACCCACTTAATGATGGTTGCCATCTGTGAGCAGTTACAATGTTCTGGTCAGTTATTCTTTGTAAGTCTATCCAACTTCCCTCTTGGTCATCTTTTATAATAGAAACATTTGCAGGAGAAGTATCTCCATTCTTAACTAAAAATAATATTTTACCATTATTTCCTGCTCCAACAAATTTCTTTTGTGCTTCGTTTACTAATTTCTTAGCTTCTTCTTCACCCATATCTCCACTAATCTCAACGATAGCAGAAGGTTGGAAGCCATTTTTAAATTTTGTGTGATTCCATTTACCAATCTCATAATCAACAGCAATATGCTCCAATGCAGCAATATAGTCTGGTAAACCATAGAATTGGAATGTAGGCTCGTAATCATTAAACTCAAATACAAACCTATTGCCTCTAACTTCAGGGTAAAGAGGTATAATGCTTAATTTATCCTTCATAGTATTGTACTTTGCCCAATCAGGGTGTACATATACTTCTTTCTTGTTTTTAGACATTCTAACAGTAGTTGCATCTATATGGTATAGATTCATTCCACCATCATATAAAACTCCTTCTAAGTAAGCATTTCCAAATGTATAATAATCATCTGCCAACTTCTTAAAAATCATTCTTAATGACTCTCCATCAGCATTTACATCTTTTATGTATTCTGAAATTTCCTCGTTATTACTAACGAATTTAGCACCACTTGTGAAGATTGTCTTTTGTGCTAGTACACTTCTATGCGTTGATGACTGTCGCTTTAATCTAGCTAAGTATTGAGGAAACAAGTTGTCAGCACCAAATGGTACGAACTTAGTTCTTATCTTAGATAAGTCTTGTATTTCTTCTATATTCTCAGGTACTGATAAATTAAAAACCCCAAATTCAAAAGTATTACTCTTTTGAGTCTGAAGATTTGTTTTTACTGCTCCTCTTACTTTCTTTTTTTGGCTCATCTTCAGTTTTTATAGTTGATAATTTTTCTACTAATTTAGTCAATCCTAAATCCTCGTAAGCATAAGCTAACTCCTCTTGAGTTGCTGTAGCCCACTTAATAACAAAACCATCTTTATAAGTCCTTCCAGATGTTTTTTTTGCTTTATATTCTGCCATAATTGTATATATCTTTAAGTGTGATAAATTTACAACATTTTTGCCACAATCACACATATTATTAGAAAGATATTAATAGGAAAATGTTATAAACTTTTTACGAAACAAGTTCAACCTAGAAATATATCTTTAATTATTATGCTCCTGTTGTTGCAGTTAATGCTGAAGTATCAACAGTAATCAAACCAATATACTTTCTCGGTAACTCAAACTGTCTAGCCATTAAATTAACTGTAATACCACTCTCATCAGAGTAAGCAGCACCTGTACCACCCTCTATAGTAGACATATTTAAGAAAGTCTGACTTTTTGCAGCTACATCCTCATTTGCATACTTAGAACTAACACCAAGAACCCAAGCGTTATCATTAGTATCAATTGCTATACCCATCATACATTGGTCAAGAGTTTCTTGCATTGCGTGAAAAGTAGCACTTTCTAGTTGAGGAATCATAAATGATAAACCACATTCAAATGCAGTAGAACCATTTTCTTTCGTTCCGTTTATTGTTAATGCAGGAGTTTCGTTTTTGAACTCATAAACAAACCAAGCAGCATCACCACCTGACTGAATATTATCAATATCCCACTCACCAGCAGCCTCACCATAAGTAATAACATCAGCAGTTGCCCAACTTCTTAAAAGGATTTGCTTTATACCACCTGTTGATTGTAAGTTTGCACAAACAACCCCTATACCTGTATCTATTGCCATTTTATTTTATTTTTTTTTGATTATTTAAAAGTAATTAAGAGGAGAAGATTTTTACACCCTCTCCTCTATCATTACATTATTGTTATACTAAAAGTCCCCATTGAACAAGAGAAGAGTACAAGTATTGTACACCTAACTTGAAGTAACCTCTGAAGAACATTTTTTCTTCTAAATCATCATAAAATACTTTGAAAGAACCTTCTGGGTCAGTTACATCAGAACCAATTATTAAGTTTTCAATCGCAGTATAACACATTCCTTGATTATTGTCAGCTCCTGCTGCACTTTGGAATAAATCTGGATTAGTATCAGCTAAGATAGTGTCCCACTCATACATTGCTACTAATTCAACACCTCTAAAAGAAACTCTAGGTGAAGCATCTACTCTATTAACTAATGCTAAGTCAGAACCAGTACCTTCAAGACTTTGTAAGTAAGCGTTATATACTTTAGGAGTTACAAACATTTTCTTATCTGCTGGTGCTACTTGCTGTAATGCTGCAGGCGCTCCATCATAAATTGCTGTAATCATAGTTAATGCTTCTGCTGCTGTTGGATTTGCTGTTGCTGCTGCTGCACTTTCTATTACAGTTTCTGCTTTCATTAATTCCATCCAACCATTAAATACTGCATATCCTGCTACTGCTCCAGCTACATCACCACCCCAAGCTAATCTTACTACATCTTGTGCGATACCTTTTACTGCTCTGTTTACGATTGCATCAGCTAACTGAGTACCTTCAATATTCATTACATCTGCTCCACTTCTGTAAGACTCCTCAATGAAAGTTCCGAAAAACTCATCAGTACATTGCTCTAAAGCAACTCTACATCTACCTGCAGTAATTACTTTATCAGAAATATCAAATTGGTTAGCGCCACTTGTCGCTGAACAAGTTGAGTAAACCTCTACGATTTTCGTTAAAGCTGCTGCTGTATATACATTCATAACGTGCTTAACATTAGGAATTACTCTATAGTTACGCATTATATCATCACTTCTAAAAACTGGTTCGTAGAAGATTTCGTTTAATTGTGCGCCACCATAAGTTGCTGTGATTGCGTCATTTGCTACATTTGCCATTTTATTTTATTTTTTAATTATTAAATTTACTTCTAATTCTTGCAGCCATTGCATCATAAAATGCTGAATTGCCATCTACTACTTTGTTTTCAACTATTGCAGGGTCGCTTGAAGTTTCTAATTCTGTACCTTTAGCATCTGCCTTGTTGATTTTTGCGTTCAAACCTTCAACCTCTACTGTTAAAGTTTCATTGTTTCCTTTTTCAGAAACTAATTCACCCTCTAGTAAAGAAATCTTGTTTGATAATTCAATGTTCTTAGCTTCAAATTCAGAAATCTTATTTGTAATTTCTTCGTTATCTCCTAAGTTCACAGTTATCGCAGT